CCGCCTTGAGCTCGTACGAGACAGCCGTACATGGAGAAGTATTCATGCTCACTCACCAGGGTAGGGAGAGTTTCCATGGGCACATCAACTCCGCAAGCGAAGTATCCGGTGTCCAAGGTGATGACATACTTACCAGAAGCGTTGCAGCCACGAAACCATATTGCTATGTACGGGCCGGTCTCACTAATGGTTGTGCCTGTTGGGCAAACTCCATACGTACGATTGACGGCTGACGTGGGGCCAGTACAAACAATGTCCTCATCCCCTGACAGGAAATCGGCATCGTAAGTTCTCCATGGAAACCCGTCAATCGATCGTACGACAGTCGACGGTGTTCCGGTGGTCCAACCAATGGCTCCATCGGGTAAAACCGCAGTGGAGACATATCCCTCGCGCGCATCTGGTGCCACGTCGGAAGTTCGCACTGTTGCAACGCAACGAGTGGTTGTTACTTCCATGAAGATGCGACTGGCACTGTTAATGGAGTCCGCGTTGTACGGATCATTCTTGGCCTCGAGAGCGGGTGATTGAAGTTGGAGATAATTACCGGCGAGAGTGTTGTACTCACTGGGAAAGGTGGCGGCAACAAGATACGTCGAATCGGTCTGGAAGACCGCCGCGCATTGCATGCTGCACAAGTTTGGGACGATGACCACGGCCCCGTCTCCAACGCTGTTGAGTGACACGACAATGGACCTGGATCCGGAGATCCAAGTCCCTGCGCGGCTGGCCTCAGCGGCGTGTTTACGGTAACCGTTGAAGGGTACAGTGGTACTGATGAACCCTACCTCGCGTTGGAACACGGGCAGGACGTTGGCTGGTTGGACAGCTGACGTTGAACAGAAGCTTCGGCACAAGGCCTTTGACGAGGGTGATGCGAGACCATCCTCCATGAACTTCATCTTCATGTTATCAGTGTTGCTGCGAGCAACAGGCACGTTCACTTGCTGGGAGGCATATGGATCATGTTGGGTCAAGATTTCCAATTTCTTGTCCATCTCGGCGATCTTTCGTGCGAGCTTTTGCTCCTTGCTGACCATCTTCTTGGTGGTGTTTGAATTGCTGGTTTTAACTTTGCTTTTCATTTGTGAATTGTTTTTAGTTCAATTCCCCCGGTTGACTCCAGACGCAAGGGTCGTCATCCCTTTCATTGTCATATTATAACCCTGACAATGCTGTAGCGTTGACGTCATTTACGTATCGATTCTGACGATACGGTCAATGACGTCCCAGTTGATTAGTGACGGCGGTGCACTAGACTGGAGGAGTGATTTGAAGTGTCTCTCCATGGTTGGTGTGAGTCCGTAGATCTCTTCAACCATAGCCCAGGTGTCGGCTGTAGCCTCGGCCTGAACATCTCCTGTCCAAGTGAACTGCGTCTGCAGGTCAACGGTTTTTCTAACTTCTGCCGACACATACGTATCCTCGAGCTGTTTCAGCGTGACACTGACATACACTCGAACAAACGGTACGTGCGAAACATACTTCTGCAAAGCTTCAAGAGTCGCTTTGTAGACCATAGTGTGATATGCTTCAGGTGATTTCTTTTTGGGCGCCAGGGTAATGTTTTGAATTGACCACCCCATGCGGGCTAGAAATCGACCAATCTTGGGGCCCATGCGGAGACCCTTAGAAGTCGGATAGAAACGAGCAGAGCAAAACTCCATCTCATTAATATTGTGTGACACATTAACGACCGGTACAATGCCAGTCGTCTTCAGTACTTCGGTAACCATGTCGGCATTTACGTAAAAGCTCTTAGCAATGATAAGGTTGTCATCACCTAGTGCCCAGATATCGGCTTCCTCGCATCCTAGCTCCAACAACATGTACACGTGAATGAGGATGTTGATGAATGAGTTTCCACTGCTAGTGTCGGGGTCGCCTGATCTTACGGTGCCATCAGAATTGTATGCTACGCTAGAATCTCCAAAACCCAAACGTCCTACAAGCACAAGTAGCTCTTGCAAGGCATCAGCGAAATTGCTTTCGATGCCCATGCGTTGGTACCATGCTAGTTTAAGCTTGAGGAGCTTTATGCCCTGGGTTGCGTCCCAACGGTGCCCATCAACCATGATGTAGACGGGACGTCGGTAATGCTCGTGAGCTTTGTTCAACAGGTCTGATAGCCCGTCAGCGTCACGTGAAGTTGCGTAGAGTGGTCGAACAACAATTGACTTTTTGCCAACTGTGACCGTGAAGGAATTGGTTCCATTCCACTGGAAAGCCAACAATTTAGAAGATGCATACATCCAAGGTCCATAACGAGAGTTAAAC